GGGCCTTTAGCTCAGTTGGTTAGAGCAGACGGCTCATAACCGTCCGGTCCCGGGTTCGAGTCCCCGAAGGCCCACCATATAGGGGTATAGCTCAGCTGGTAGAGCAGCGGTCTCCAAAACCGCGTGTCGAGAGTTCGAATCTTTCTGCCCCTGCCATTTTCTTATTGACAACGTTTGTTGTTTCTGGTATACTTTAAAAGCTCGAGTTCGACAAGATCTCCTGAAAATTGATGGCCAAGTAGTTCAGTTGGTTAGAACGCCAGCCTGTCACGCTGGAGGTCGTGGGTTCGAGCCCCATCTTGGTCGCCATATGCTGCTGTAGCTCAGTCGGTAGAGCGCATCCTTGGTAAGGATGAGGTCGGCGGTTCGAATCCGCCCAGCAGCTCCAAAGAAAAACCTTGAAACCACAATGGTTTCGAGGCTTTTTCTTTTTTGCGTGTGTGGTGAGCAAATGACAGAAACCGCAACAAAAACCGCAACGGGGCATAAAAAGAACGCCGGGAATCCTCCCGGCGTTGCTCTTTAATTGTTCCCGCCCTGCTTTGCCTGCTTTGCCTGCTCTGCTGCCTGCTCCTGCAAGGTCATAATGAGTGCTTCATAAACAATGCGGCTTGCGTTCATAAATCCCATGCAATACGCCTCGCTGCTGATCCACGCCATTTTCTTTATAGTTGGCCACTTTTTGAATGATCCCTCTGCACCCTCTGCGTTTTCCATTGCTGCGGTGCGTTCTCCGATTTCCTTCAGAAGATTATAGGCTGATTCCTCGTCCATCTGCGCTTTTACGCTTTCATAAACTTTCAAAAGCTCGTCATCGGTTGGGATCTCCAAATCAATAATTCCATTGAAGTCGATTTTCATTTTAATTTCCTTTCAGCTGTAAATGTGCCCTTGCATTTATTTGCGGGAGGCGGTACACTATATTTGCCGGCCTCCCTGTGGTGGTTGGCGGTTACGGCTCTCTGTGCCTTGCTTTGGTCGGCGTGGGTACAGAGGGCTTTTCTCATGCCACGCAGAACCGGCGGGCGGTGGTGGTCTTGGTGAACTGCTGTGCGAGGTCAGGCAGCGCCTTTTTCAATGCGCTGGTGTCGATGCGGGAGGAAGTCACGGCCTTATAGGTCACTTTCCAATCCGTGCCGTTGATGGTGTCCACGCCCTGGACGTCCATGTGGGCCTTGATGCTGTCCGTGATGCTCTCCATCTCTGCTTCGTTGATGCTCATTGTTTTATCCTCCTTAATCTGCGGGTGAGGTCGGCGGCTGGTGGCTCTGAGTATCTATCCCATCGGGAATTTCTATCAATCTTCTCCGTTCCAGCTCTTACGGTGTCGCGTTGGCTATCGACCTTCGCTCGATCTCTTGTCCCTTGCTGTGATTATATGATACTACTTATTAAGTAGATTGTCTATTGACGTTTTATCTAATTATTAAGTATATTATTTGTGCATAAATCTACTTGATAAGTATACGGATGGTGTGCTATAATACGGATAGTGGAAAGGAGGGTTTTACAATGGCAGTATCGGAGGCTCAGAAAAAGAGCGCGCAAAAATGGGACGCTGCAAACCTTGACCGCGTATCTATTGCCATGCCAAAGGGCATGAAGGACACACTGAAGGCTGCAGCGGGCATTGCCGGTGAGAGTATGAATCAGTATATCATCGGCGCAGTGGAACAACGGATAAACGGCCCACACGAGGCCGCAGGAGCGCCGCAGGGCGTGGGGGCTATCCTTACCCCTGCCGCACTTAAAACGGCGCAGGAGGCCGCGCAGAGGGCGGGAGAAACCGTTCCGGCGTTTGTTGGTCGAGCGATTGAGACGCAGACGCAGCGCGATAAGGTCATACAGGCGATGAAGCCGAAAGAAAAAGCCCCGGATAAATCCGAGACTTAAAAAGAAGGGCGGGGGCTATTGCCCCCGCCTTGCTGCTTCGGATCAATACTCAATAGAGCAAGTAGCCGGTACACCGATATTTTCAAGAAACATTCCGGTTCTAATGCTGTGTGTGTCACGGCAAGAGTTAGTTGCGCTGGCTGCATAAGCGTCAAAGTCAGCCTTGCGCTGCCGCGCGTCTGCCGGTCGGTCGGCATAAAGGGCTTCGTTCCGGTGACGGTCGGCGTAGTCGCAGAGAAGCGCAAGCATTAAACTATTGTTCTTGTGCTTGTCGCAAAGCTGTTGATACTGCACCTGCGTCATAGGAATATCGAGTTTCAAAATTTCGGCGTCCTTGTCCAGCTTAGAGCTGTCAAGACGGTTCCACTCGTCTACGGCTTCGGCGTGGCTGCGCCTGATATGCTCGATTTCATTGATGGTGTTTTCGTAAGCGGCCTTGCGCTGCTGTTCCCATTCCTCGCGGCGTTCGGCGGCGTGTACACGGCTGATGGTTTCGGCGCGTTCCTGCGCTTCAAGTTCTCTTTCGAGGGTGTCAAACTCGGATAATTTAGCCATGTAAGCGGTCACGGTGTCATAAATGCGATTTTTGTAATTCATTTTATATCCTCCTTTTTTGCTCACATCTGCCCGCGCAGAATAGCATTGAAAAGAGCGTTGCTGGCCTTACTGTCCTTTGCTTTTTCCGTAAGCTCTGCCGCGTACTTCTCAATGGTCGCGCCCAGATCGGACGCGGCAATACGATTTGCGGAAAGATCGCGGCGGGCAAGTGCGGCGGCTTCTTCGTCGATATTGTGCTTGTCTACGCTGTCAAGGCTCACGCTGCTGCGGATTGCTTTATAGGCTTCGCCCTGTGCCTTGCGCTCCTGTTCCTCTCGCCGTGCCTGGTATTCGACTTTTAGGCGGCTTCTGGCGGCTCTGTATTCAGGGCTGCTACGCTCCAACTCGGCGCGAGTGCAAGCGTCCAGATACGCCTCGTCGCTGTCATAGTCGCCGCGTTTTACAAGGTCAAGGGCGCTACTCAAATCAAAGCCGAAAGCGGCCTTTGCCTTTGCTTCTACGCTCTCGCGGGTTTCAATGTTGGCCTTAAAGTCCATAATAAATTTCCTTTCTTTTTTATGCGCTGTTGCGCGGTTTTTCTTAAAGGTCGATAATGATAACACATTCGCAGTCTGATAAATAATCTCGTGCTGCCTGTTCCGACTGGAACACCTTTGCAGGGCTTTGCGGCGCTCTACAAGCCGCCCACGCGCCATTTTCAAGCAAGGTCATAATTGCTACGCCCGTTTGCTTCTGCGCTGCAATCGCCTGTAAAGCGGCAATGCGGGTTTTAATGCTGTTATTCAAGGGCTTTACCTCCGATCTCGTCACTCTCCAATCCCGGCAATTCCAGCTTGCCGCGTTCAATGGCTTCATCAAGCATCTGATAGAGGGACAAGCTCAACAGGTCTATGCCCTCTACCGGGTGCGGATAAAGAACAATGCGCCGCCCGTCATGGGTATGTGCGCCGTGCTGCATCAGGTAGTTAAAAGGATCTTCTTTTGTGTGATACTCGCCGCCGCCCTCGACAATAAAGACGGTTTCGCCAGTCGCGTGAGATTTTAGAAACTCGCGCAGGCTTGCAATTCGTGCGTCAACGGTTGGCATTTAATTCTTCCCTCCATTCTTCCAGCTCTCGCAACTGCTTCAAAATGTCGGCCTGTTCGGTCAGCTTCATAGCGCTTTCAATCGCAATCCGCGCCGCATTTGTTCTTGCCGCCGGTTGTGCGTCTGCGTCCTTCATGACCTCTTCCAGCGTATCAAGCGCCGGAGATAGTAAGCGCTGCGCCTGTCGCGTTGCATTTTCTGTCAGCTCTTGAAAAGCCGATCTATATGCCTCGCAAAACTCATTGTTTTGGAAATACGCCCGAAGTGTTCTTGATGTAAGGCCGCACTTCCGCGCCGCTTCTTCACGGGATGGGCTGGACAATAGCGCCGCTATCGCTTTCTGCTGATTCTGCGTCAGTGCCATTTTTTTCACGCTCCTTTCTCGGAGAATTAAGGAATTTCGCGGAATATATGTCCATGAAATTTGCAAGGCTCATAGTCACGTGCCACGGCTCACGGCTGCGGCGATGGAACACAACAGGCATACCGTCACTAAATCGCTTGCTGTCCGTCTCTGCCTGCTGCATCCACTCCGAAAGTCTGACTTGCTCGCAGCGCTTCACCTCGATATGAATGCCGGGCAAGCCCACAAGGTCGGGCACTTCACCAAAGGACATAGACCCGCCGCGCTTGATCTCGTACCCATATTCACGGAGAACGGCGGCAAGCTCCCTTTCACCGTTTGCGCCTTTTCGCTGTGATGCTTTCCCGCTCGTGTCTTTCACCCCTTTCAATAAAGCTCCTCGTAAAATCGGAGTTCCCTAATTCTTCCGCTGAAAAAGTGGTTGATGTTATAATCGCAATGCCGGTACTTTGTTGCAAAGTGCCGGTCGATCATGGCAATGTATCCCGCCGGGGAAACATCCTCATAATAGCTGCCCCTGTTCTCTTGATTGATATAGGGCATATCCTGGCATATCCGCACGATCTGACTTGCTTTGATGAACGGATGCGGCCTCCCCATGTGCTTTTCGTACTGCTCGAAGTAGTATTCGAACACGGTCAAGGCGTCTTGCAGAGTATAGACGCTCGGCGGGTACACGCTCGCGGTTATCCTTGCGAATTTCTCAAAATCAAAGACCATTAGAAACGCTCCCTTATACAAAAAAGAAGAAAAATTAAAAATATATAATATCGGCGGCGGTGCGCGCGCAGCGCACCCTTATACATGGTGTGGAATGACTTGTCATTCCCTTTTACAGTAGTGCATCAAGCATATTGCATATTGCGTATTGCTTATTGCTTATTGCTTAGTGCTTCTCTATGCTACCCCATAGTCTGCTATAGGGTGGGTATAGGGGGGGTATAGGGGGGCTATCTATCCCCCCATCGCGTCTCTGCTCCCGCCCTTCCGTTTTCTACGGATTCTTGAAAGTCTCTCATGCTCTCGTCAATATATGGGCGAATTACGCAGAAAACCGTAAATGCGCCTGGGCTAAGCTGTGAGGAATCTATTTCCTCGCCGTCAAAGTACGCGAATGCGGTTTTCAGTCCTAACCCGGCGTCAGCGTCCGACACTGACGAAATAGCCGCCCTCTGGTGATATAGCATCTTCCACCACGTCGCACGCTTTTCCTTCTTCCTGTACGCCATTCGTTCAAGTCCTTTCCACGGCATCCGCCGCCAGTAAAATTTCTTTCGCTCTGTGTCGCATGGAGCGGACAAAGCGCGCCTTTTCTTCCTCGTTCGCAGGGAGATAATACCCCGTTGCATTATCACTGAGCACGGCTATTCCCGCGCGGCGCTCGGTGGCGATCATGGCGCGGATTGTTCGACCGTCAAGCCCGGTCATGCTCTCCAAGTTCCGAAGAGGTACGGCGTTCTCTTGCCCCCTGCAAAGCAGATCGGCAATTTTCGGTTGACGGTCACACTCCGCCGTACTATAATGCTGGTAGGATATAGCCGCCCTGCTACAAGCTGCTGTTCCTGCTGCCCGCTCCGTCGCTGCAACGATGGGGTGGGCGTTTTCTTTTGCATTCATTCCTTTGCGCCTCCATCCGCGTTGAACTTGCGGAGGAGTGCCGGGACATTGACGAGGTACACCGTGCCGGACATGATGTGCGGGATACTCCCATCCCTGCAACCTCGCCGCAAGAAATACTGCGACAGGCCGGTTACACGGCTGGCGGCGGGAATCTTCTGAAATGGGGTCACCGTTTCAAATTGCTCTGCTTTCATCTGGGTTATCGTCCTTTCTTGTAAATTGCGGCAGCCTATTGACAATCAAGCAAAACTTTGATACACTCGATTACGACAAGCAACGCTTTCTGATTGCAGTATACCAAAAGCCACAACAGAAAACAAGCGTAGATTGTCCTGCTGTGAAAAATGAAAGCAATAATTGATTTCGGAGGTAATTATGGGGCGCAAAAAAACACCGACTTCAACAATGAATGTGGCGGAAAAGCAGAACACAGACCTTGCAAAAAGACTGGATGGGCTTATAACGGATGTAAATGCACTGAAAAACTACTTGGGGATTTCAGCGCAAGCTATCAACCAATACAGGCTCGGAATATCGCGTCCATCGCTGGAAAACCTCTGTAAGATTGCCGATTATTATCATGTGACAACTGATTACTTGCTGGGGCGGACAACATCTAAGTCGATTGATGAGGATGTTCTGACGACGATACAGACGGTAGGTCTGTCTGATTTGGCAGTTTACGCCCTTAAAAGTGATAGTAATGGAAAGAAGAATAGAGATATTTTTTTTATTGAGGATTTTCTGATCAGGGAACTCTATGTTTCTTCTTGGGCGCGATACATTCGCGATTGTGTAAGAAATATAGCACAGTTAGAAACTCTGCGGCCAAAATTAGGAGCTGACCTTGTTGAAGATAAGACGGAATACTATCGGTGGCAAGCTACACAGAGATTTGAAAAAAGCCTTGATGATGCAATTAAAGAGTTTTCTCCTCTTTATGCAGACGATTTGAAAATCGACGATAAGAGGGCATACCTTGCCGAGCGCAGGGCAGAGTTTGAAAAATACCTTGAACGCATCATAAAAATGGAGGAAGCGGAGGTGAAAGAAAGTGCCTTCAATCAGAAAAAAGGAGAATAAAGCCGGACAGATATTCTATGAAATTCAGGTTTCGCGCGGGCGCTCCCGATCTCGCCTAACTTCCCGCTGGTATCCGCCGGAGGGATGGAGCCAAAAGGCCATTGACCGTGAACTTGCAAAAGTAGCCGCCGAATTTGAGCGCCGCTGCGACAATGGCGAGGCTATCAGTAGAGCCGAACAAAAAGAAAAAGACCTCCTGCAAAAACAGGAGGCCGCAAAGATTCAGACTTTGCGTCAGTATGGGGAGCGGGTGTTTATGCCCGCAAAGGCTGTCACAATCAGCGAGAATAGCCGAAGCAGTTTTCAGGGCAACCTTGACCGTTGGATATATCCAGCACTCGGAGAAATGAAAATGCCGGATATTACGGCGGCAAATATATCGGCGCTGCTGCTGGATATGCAGGCGCAGGGAAAAGCGCACGCAACCTGCATTAAGGTCTACACGGTGCTAAAGTCGCTTTTCAAAATGGCGTATTTGTCTGACATTATCCAGAAAAACCCAATGGATAAAGTAGAGCGCCCAAAGCAGAGAAAGGACGAAGTACGGGCGCAGGAGCCGGAGGCATACACGGTCGAAGAAGTACAATACATTCTATCCTGCCTCGATCGAGAGCCGTTAAAATGGAAGGCCATGATCAGGCTGCTGGTAGATACAGGAATCAGGCGCGGCGAGTGCTGCGGCCTTCAATGGAAAGACATTGACTTTAAGGAGAACACAATAACCATCGCGGGTAACCTCTGCTACACGCCGCAAAAGGGCGTATATCTCGACACACCGAAAAACGGTAAGACGCGCATCATAGATGTTGACGCGGATGTGATCGCCCTTTTGCAGCAGTTAAGGCAGCAACAGGCCAGTCACGCCCTGAGTGCGTTTGTATTTACGCAGGACAACAGCCCGGAGCCAATGCACCCACAATCACCTACACGCTATTTGAAAAAGTTTGCCGCTCGATATGGTATTGACGATCTACACCCGCACAAGTTGCGGCATAGCTTCGCAAGCATCGCCATTACCAACGGTGCAGATATTGCCAGCGTTTCAGAGAAGTTAGGGCATTCCGATAAGGCGGTTACGCTGCGAATGTATACCCATGCCGACGCAGAAAGCATGAAACGTGCAAGCCAGATTTTCAGAGATGCGCTAAAAAATACAGCTCAATAAAAACCGCAACAAAACTGCAACCGTCATTAAAAAACCGCAACAGGGAGGGCGCAACAAGTTACAACAAGAAACAGTAACGAAAGTCGAAAAGCCTTGCTATATCAACGGTTTTTATGAACAAGGCACGACAGGCGGCAACAAGAAAAAACAGGCGGTAAATATTTGGTAAGGATGAGGTCGGCGGTTCGAATCCGCCCAGCAGCTCCAAAAAACACCGAAAACTTTCGTTTTCGGTGTTTTTTTGTTGGAAAAACGCACTTTTATGTCCGGATCAAAATGTGGGGCAACCGCCTGACCCACACCGTGACCCACACGGGGAAATGCTCGGAAAGGGCAAAAGATGAGCGGACGGAAAAGCCGTTATTCTGAAAGGCCTTTTCTTTGTTTCACCGCGTTCTTGTATTTTGCGGCAGGATATGCTACAGTACCTGCCGTTGATTCTTTCTGCCTCTTACGAGGCTGTACGAGGTATTTATGAAGCTGTTACGATGGTGTAAGGCCAACGCCATGCCGGTGATTGCGGTGCTGGCCGCGGCGGTGACGGCGGTGTTCGTGCCGCCTGACGCGGCCTATCTTGGCTACTACGATGTGAAAACGCTATCCTGCCTGCTGTGCGTGCTGGCGGTGGTGGGTGCGCTGCGCCGCGTGGGACTGTTTCCTCTGCTGGCGCAGAGGCTGGTGCAGGTGTTCCACACCACCCGCGGCGCGGTGACGGCGCTGGTAGGTATCACGCTGGTGGGCTCCATGCTGCTGACCAACGACACAGCACTGCTGACGTTCCTGCCCCTCAGCTGGTTTGTGCTGGAGCGCACCGGCCAGACGAAATGGACGGCGCTGACGTTCATTCTGCAGAACTGCGCCGCCAACCTGGGCGGTATGCTGACGCCCTTCGGCAATCCCCAGAACCTGTATCTGTTCAACCACTACAACATCCCTAACGGGGAATTCCTGTCCATTATGCTGCCGCCGTTCCTGCTGTCCACGGCGCTGATCCTGCTGTGCTGTCTGTTTCTGCCCCGTGAAGGGCTGACTGTCCCCCGGCAGGAGACACTGCCGGACAAGCGTCGTACTGCGGTATACGGCGTACTGTTCTGCGTGGCGGTGGCTATGGTGCTGCGGGGAATCCCCTACTGGCTGGGACTGCTCGTTATCGTGATGGCTCTGCTGGTGCTGGATCGCCGTGCGCTGCTGGGCGTGGACTGGGGACTGCTGGTGACGTTTGCGGCGTTTTTCACCTTTTCGGGCAACATGGCGCGGATTGAGCCGGTGCGTGAGCTGTTCCGGAAGCTGCTCACCCACGGGGCCATGCCGGTGGCGGCACTGACCGGTCAGGTCATCAGCAACGTACCGGCAGCCATCCTGCTGAGCCGGTTCACCGACGACTATCGAGGACTGCTGGTGGGCGTGAATATCGGCGGCGCGGGGACGCTGGTGGCGTCACTGGCCAGCCTGATTACTTTCCGGGAATACACAAAGCACGTCAAGGGGCAGACGGGGCGGTTCATGGTGCTGTTCTCCGCCATCAGCTTCGGTTTTCTAGGCGTCCTGTTGGTAGCCATGACACTCTGGATGCGGTGAAATGAGTAAACTAGAGCTCCTGCCCCATGGGCAGGAGCTCTGGTTTGTTATTGTGGTGCAGTTTGATCAGCTCACATCACCTGTGCCATGAAGCTGCCCATGGTCTGTGCGGCTTCGTCCTGCTTTTGACGGGTGGCGTGGGTGTAGGTGCGGAGAGTGAACCCCGCATCGTAGTGCCCCAGTATACTGCTGACAGTTTTCACGTCCACGCCGTTTTGTAAAGCCAGCGTGGCAAATGTGTGTCTGAGATAGTCCCTCACCTTATAGGACACTTAGATCGGATTTGTAAACCAAAAAAGTCAGAGGACCCTGTCATAAGACAGAATCCTCTAACTTTTGGTACAGCTTTTTCAGTCGCTTTGATGCCGCCATTTTGGAGATGCCGTAGATCTGGCCGATCTCCTCCATGGTCAGCTCCTCGCCGTAACGGAGAGAGAGCAGGTTTTGACCCTGCACATCCAGCCCCGCAATGGCTCTCCGCAGATTTTCAAACCGGAGGTTCCTAAGCGCCGCATCCTCCATGGGACTGCCTTCGTACAGGGGGTCAGAATGCCCTACGGGGCCCATGAATGCCTGAGACCACACCGGGGTGTGGACCTCACCGGAAGGCTGCGAGATTAGGCTTTCGCCTAAGAACAATATATATGCACCGGGAGATGTCAAGTCGGGGCGAATGACGGAGGTTTCTCCATTGCAATATGTCATATCCTGTGCTATAATGCACTCGAACTGAATAACGGGGCAGCGTGAGCCGGGTTTATCCCGGCGGCGGAATGGGGTGAGAGGCCCCGCGAGACGGTCACTGTGATGTCGGTTTATTCGGCTAAGCCAGATACGCAAGGCGCTGCTCCCGGGCCGCTGCCAGTACCGGGGCCAAAGCTGTTGCGAAAATTGCTTCACCCGGCTGCTTTTTGGCGGCTGGGTGATTTTTTGCTGCCAGGCACCATGGTGCCTCATGCTTTCCATGGAAAGCATGATAGCCATTTCAAGCCGCCGGGGCGGGGGAGGACGGCAAACCTTTCCCGTCCCGCTTTCCAGAAAAATTTTTGCGCTATTTGTCGTTCCTTTCTTTTTCCCGAGACCCGGGCCGTGCTGTAGAGGACGCGGCCCGGGGGACGGGAAACAGGGGGCGTGAGATATAGGGTATTACGGATTGCCACACCAGTGACATCGGTCACTGATTCGCAATGACAAAAAGTGTGTGATTGCTTCGGCATTTACATAAATAGAAAAATGAAAGGAAAAAAGAAATGAAAAAGAGAATCATTTCTCTGCTGCTGGCGCTTATCATGGCGCTGTCACTGCTTCCCGTGAGCGTGCTGGCGGCAGACGACCACACAGGCCAGGTCCATGTGACGGTGGAAAACACCACATGGACCAAGGCCGACGGCGCACCCTGGGAGGGGACGCTGGTGGACGAGTGGGTCACCCTCAAGGCTGACTCCACCATGATGAGCTGCATCGTGGACGCGCTGACGGCCAAGGGCTATACCCAGACCGGCGCGGACACCGGCTACATCAGCGAAATCAACGGCATCAAGGAGAAGGACGCGTCGAAGGATTCCGGTTGGATGGGCACGCTCAACGACTGGTTTACCAGCGAGGGCTTCGCCAAATACACCGTGGCCAACGGCAAGCTGAAATCCGGCGACGAGATCGCCGTGCAGCACACCTGCAATCTGGGCGCGGACATCGGCGGCTCCTTCGACACCAGCAACAAAACCCTGAAGGCCATCGCCCTCAGCGCAGGCGAGCTGATCCCGGCATTCTCCAGCGACGTGCATGACTATACCATGATTCTGCCCGAGGGCGTCACCGCCCTCACCGTCACCCCCACCGCCAGCAACAAGCAGAATCGCGTCCGCATCTATGTGGGCGGCACGGAGTATGGCCGCAAGGATGCCATTCCCGTTCAGGTGGGCACCGTCATCACCCTGAAGGTGGGCAATGACGGCGATGCCGCCCCGGAGACCTACACCATCGCCCTCCAGGCGGCGGGCACGCTGCTCTCCGGCGACAATGTATCCCTCACCTCCATCCATCAGGACGGCTCCGCCGGTACCAAAGTGGCCCTGACCTTTGACAAGGAAACCGCCGCCTTCACCGGCAAGCTGGCAAACTACACCCATCTCAAGCAGTATAACGACGGCGGCTTCACCGTGACGCTCTCCGACCTGCCCGCAGGGGCCACCGCCCAGCTCAAGAGCAGCGACGGCAAGGTCCTGGCGGACTTTGAAAACGGCGTGGCTTCCACCCCGGCGAATCAGTTCACCGGCAGCGGCTCGGCCTATTTCTACATCGCCGTCACCGCCCAGGGCCGCACGGAGAATTACAAGCTGACCCTCACCAAGCCGGGCAATTATGTCTGGGGTACATTTAACTTCTTTGGCAAGCCTGCCTATAATACAGATAATGTGTTCTACGGCTATCCGGAGGGTACGCTGTTTCAGGCGGATGAGGACGGCAACCGCACGGGCGAAACCGGTTATTCCCGAAATTGCTGGAATTATATCGTCTATGTGTCCCCGCAGGTGGCCAGCTTCGGCATCAATAAGTTCTCCGATGCCATGCAGGGCGGTGACCTGAACACCTTAAAAACGCAGATTCTTGTGGATGGCGAGGTTCATGTCAAGCAGGCTAACTTCGGTAAGCAGGCCATGATGGCATTTGTCAAGAAGCCGGTAACTCTGACCAAGGACAAGACGGTCATTGACATCGTCGGTGTCGACAAAAAGAATCCCAAGATCGAGATCCACACCACTGTTACGGTGATTGTGGTCAAGACCACCCCGGCGGAGCTGACCGATTTTATCAGCGCTCTGCCGAGCACCGATAATCTGACGTATGCCGAGCACTACAAGATCGTCATGAGCTATCAGCGCGCCTATACCGGCTTTACCGACGAGGAAAAGGCGCAGCTGTCCGCGGAGACGGTGAAAAAGCTGCAGGATTCCGTGGCCCGCGTGGAGGAGCTGAAAAAGCGCCACGAGGACGGCGTTCAGGCATGGATCGACCTGGTGAACACCTTTGCCGGGAAAGTGACCGCAGAAAACTATGCCCAGTATTACGACGCCGTGCAGAAGGCCCAGGTGGAGTATCTGGAGCTGTCCGACGCACAGCGTGCGGAATTTGCGGCCGTTAACTCTGCGGAAAACGCCGCAGTCATGACGGCCTACGAGGCTGCGTACCGCACCGTCAACGAGCAGTCCATTCTGGACGGCAGCTCCATCGGCAAGCCCACGGAGTATTACGACGACTTTATGATGTCGGCCAACCACTATAACCTGGACCTGGGGCACGAGGATACCTATTATCCTGCCGTATTCCGGGAGATTTGGACGAACCGGCCTACGACGCTGTATCCTGCTGGATATGCGGCAGAAAAAGGTCTGCCCTATACCCTGCCCGGCATTCTGAAATTTGACATCAAGGATGACAGCATCTTCGAGATCAAGGAAGTGGAGGATGTCTATAAGGATGGCGGTCTGGGCGGCGGCAGTACTTTACCGGCCATGAAGTACTACCTGGTGCCCAAGAAGGCGGGCACCACCACCTTCACCGTTACCTTTACGGACAAGGCGGGCAATTTCTATGGTCAGATTCCGGAAATTCCCGTCCATGTCAATAGTCCCGAGGAGACGGCTATTCAGGATCTGAACAAGAATCTGACGAACTTCACCTCTCTGAGCAACACCAGCAAATACGACAACTGGACCTATGACTACGGCACCCAGGGCGCACCCTTTACCTTCAAGGTAAGCGGCACCAACGCCAAGGTCAGCGTCTATAACTACCTCCAGTACAACAAAGACGGCACCCCTGTCAAGACCGACTACACCCCCGATGAAAGCGGCAATGTGACCATCCTCATCAAGGACGGCTACAACGGCATCGAGGTCACCGCCGACTACCAGGGCCACACTGTCACCCAGGTCTACTCCCTCAAGGGTAAGGTCACCCGCTATGTGCAGGAGAACATCTCCCGCCCCGGTGAGGATCTGCGCACCGGCGATACGGCGGGTATCTGGATCATCGGCCGGCCTACCAATATCCACAAGATCCTCCGTATTTATAACCCTGCGACCACGACGATGTTCTATACGGATATGCCTCTGCAGAGCGTAGTAAATACAGACAACCAGCACGATATTTACCGTACTGATGAAAATGGTGTGAAAAAACAGGTATCTTATCAGCCCCGCGTTGCGGCCTATCTGACGGAATCCGGCACGATCACCCTCACCAAGGGCAGCTCCGATAACCGGGGCTACGGTTCCAATCCCGGCAGCGAGGGCGATCAGGGCAACACCGGCGGTATCGCCGCTTCCACCCGCTATGGCTTCGGCATGCTGGCGGATATTACGCTGCAGGTGGAGAACAACCCCAACTTCAAGCTGGAGCCCAAGTATGAGACGGTGGCCGAGAACGGCGGCCAGGTCAAGGCCGGGGATAAGCTCACCATCTCCATCCCCTCTCTGCCTATTGAGCAGCTGGCCCAGGACTATAAGCTGCGGTACTGCCTGCTGAACTACTCCACCAATATTCCCGGTGCGGAGTACATTTTCTCCAAGTGGTCCAAGGGCGGCGACTCCTGGGAGGGCGAGGGCACTACCCCCGTCGGCCCCGAGGTGGCGCTCAAGAGCATCACTTTCACCGTGCCCAAGACCACCCCGGCGGGCACCTACAGAATTCATGGCGGCTATCTGGATGTTACCCACAGAAGCGGCGGATACGAATGGCTGGATGTCTACGCGAAGTTCTATCGGATGGAGATCAGCGACCTGACCATCACCGTTTTGAAGGGCGACATCGAGACCGTGGAGGACCTTATTGACGCCATCGGCGCCAATGTCACCCTGGATAGTGAGGCCGCCATCACCGCCGCCAAGTCCGCCTACGATGCCCTTTCCGACGAGGACAAGGCCCTGGTGGATGCCGACAAGGTGGACGCCCTGAACGCCGCGATTATCAAGCTCAACCGGCTCAAGCACGCGGACCTCATGGCAAACCTGGACACCATCTACAAGACCACCGGCGACTTCATCCAGGGCCTGGGCACCCCCACGGTGAGCTCCACCGGCGGCGAGTGGATGGTCATCGGCCTGGCCCGCAGCGGCCGCACCGTGCCCGCCGGGTACTATGACAATGTGGTGGAGTATGTGAAGGCCAAGGCTGACGCCAATGAGCGCCTGCACCGGGCCAAAGTTACCGACAACGCCCGGGTGATCCTGGCCCTGACGGCCATCGGCAAGGATGTCACCAATGTGGGCGGCCACAATCTGCTGAAGGGCCTGGATAACATGGCCTATGTGCAGAAGCAGGGCATCAACGGCCCCATTTTCACCCTTATTGCCCTGGATAGCCACAATTACCCCACCATGGGCGATGTGACCCGGGAGAAGCTGATTCAGGTGATCCTGGACGCCCAGCTTTCCGACGGCGGCTGGAACCTGAGCGGCGAGAACGCCGACCCCGACATGACTGCTATGGCCATCCAGGCCCTGGCCCCCTACTATAAGACCAACGAGACCGTGAAGGCCGCTGTGGATAAGGCCCTGGAGGCCCTTTCCGCCCTGCAGCGCAATGACGGCGGCTTTGGCAGCTGGGGCACCGTGAACAGCGAGTCCTGCGCCCAGGTCATCGTGGCCCTCACCGCTTTGGGTATTGACCCCATCGCGGACAGCCGCTTCGTGAAGAACGGCCTCACCGTGCTGGATGCTCTTGCCAGCTTCTATGTAACCGGCGGCGGCTTCCGGCACACCGCTGGCGGCGACCGGGACGGCATGGCCACCGAGCAGGGCTACTATGCCCTGGCGG